GGTGTAACGCATCTCAAAAAGCCTACCAGCCAGCCCAAGCCCCCGCAAAGTTTTAAGATTAAAAGTATGCCAGCACCAGACCAAACCTCTGGCAGTCTTCATACCCTCCAAAAGCTGTTACAAGCGTTACACTACTTACTTACAATAATAATATATCTTATCTCTCTCTCTCTCTCTGCCTTTTTGCATACTGCAGTATGCAAACATAATATATTATTAACTTGGCTTTGGCTGTAACGCTGTAACAGGGGGGGTTTTGGGCGTTTTGTTACATCGTTACAAACTGGCCGATACCACCACAACTTTTAACCTTAAAGCTTTTGGCCCCTGCAAAACTCACGCGCGCCTGCCTGCGCGGCGCCCACTCGCCTTCACGCTCCCTCTCGCTCACCCTCTCCCACACGGTCGCACTACTATGACGTTTTCCCTGCGGGTGCAGGGAACGCGGCCACCGAAAAACTCGGGGCGAAAAAAAGCCGCCTTGCGGCGGCTCGGGGTCAAGGCCTTGCGGCCTTGGTGCTCACTTGTCCAGCACGGTTTCCTTGAAGTTGTCCAGGCGGTCAAGGCACATGTCCAGCATGTCGGCGGCAAACTCGGTGAGGCCGAGCAACCGGGCCTGAGCAAGGGCCTTGCTCAAGGTTTTGTGAAAATCCGCATGGGTTGTCGATTGTACGCCGCCCGATGCCTTGGGGCTGGCCTTGGCTTCGCCCTCGGTCTTGTCCTTGGTGTTATTCAGGTCACGCTGAAACGGCACGCCTTGCTCAAACGCAATCCAGAAAGCCGACTGATAAGACGCGGCGCTTGACTTGCTGATGTAACCGGCTTCGGCGATTGCATCGAACATGGCTTTGATCTGGCCGCGTGCGGGGTTTGTCTTGGCATTGCCTTTGAGAAATTCCGCCTTTGGCTTGTCGCATGCAATCCACATTGCATCGAGGGCTTGGTTAATGGCCTTGTCTTGCACGGCGCGCGCTTTTGCAATGGCTTTGGCTTCGCCCTCAAAAGACTTGACGACAGCGGCAACGAGAGATTGATTGATAACGTTTTGCATGATGTTTTCCTTTAGGTTTAACTCGTTCGGAATTGAGCGAGTGATTGAATTATGCTCTTGTCTATACGTAATGTCAACCCCTTACCTATACGTTTAAGGTTAAAAGTCTGGGCGGCTCGACCCCACTACTCCCCGGGGGCAACTTGGTGCTTTGGGACTCCTCGCGTCCGCTTACGCTGAGTGTCGTATCCGCCACCACCTCAAAAAATCCAACCTATACATAATTAATTCCCCCTAGCTACCCCCACCCCCTTCATACAGAAAAGCCCCCCGTGCAAAAATAAAATGCATGGCCCAAAAAACTACACTACAATCCGCCCATCATCAGGAGCGCTCTTTCCTCCATGGCATACCAAACGACAATCGATTACGACGTCCCGCTTGCGGACTTCTCCCCCACCTTCGAGTCCCTTGAGACCAGAGTGGCTGCAGCCATGGCTGCAATTGTCGACACCGACAGCCTGCCAGACCCTGCATCGGTCAACGAGGAAGACAAAGATAAGGCCCGTGCCATCTTCTCCGGCGCGCAGCTCGCCTCCGACCAAGACCTTTCGTCCCCACCGGTGGTGGTTTACCTGCAATCCCTGCTCAACGAGTACGACAAGGTCGTGATCAAGTCGGCTGCGCAGCTCAGAACGTATGTAACCAACAAGCTGCTGTCCGAAACGGCCAATGCCGACCCCCGCATTCGCCTCAAATCGCTCGAACTGCTGGGCAAAATCTCCGACGTGGGCCTGTTCACGGACAAAACCGAGATCACCATGCGCCATAAACCGACAGAAGAGCTCGAACAGCTGCTGCGGGAGCGCCTGACCAAGGTCATCGAAGCTGAAGTGGTGCCGCAAACGCGCCCAGACCCCGGCCAAATCTCGGTTGACGACGTAGAGACACGCTAAAACACCCCCCGCCCATGCAATTAACGCCCGAAATCGTCGAAAAATTGGTGAAAAGCCTGCCACACAACGAGGCAGCGGAGCTTTTGGCCATGTTTGACGAGCTCGAAGAGCGAAAAGTGGTGCAAGCGGCGCAGGATGACTTCCTTGCGTTCGTTGCGGCGGTCGACCGGAGCTACAAATTCGGCACCCACCTTAAAAGGCTGGGCACGCTCCTCATGGACGTGGAGCAGAACATCAAAAACCGGATTGCCGTGAGCATGGCGCCGCGTATGGGCAAGTCCCAGATGATCTCGATTTACTATCCTGCTTGGTACCTCGGCCGGCACCCGGACCACAAGGTGATCGTAGCGTCCCACACTGCCGATTTGGCGGTGGTCATGGCGCGCAAGGTGCGAAACCTGATCAACTCCCCGGAGTACGCCCGAATTTTCCCGAACACCAAGATCGCAAGCGACGCCAAGGCGGCCGCCCAGTGGAATACGACCCAAGGCGGTGAGTATTTTGCGATCGGTGTGGGCGGCGCGCTCGCCGGCCGGGGTGCCCACCTGATCATTGCAGACGATCCGCTGTCCGAACAGGACATCAAGGCGGGCAATACCACAAGCCTCGACACCACATACGAATGGTTCAGTGCCGGTCTGCGAACTCGTCTGATGCCAGAGGGAAAGATCTGCGTGCTGCACACCCGGTGGCACCAGCGGGACCTGATCGGGCGGCTGCTCAAAGACTCTGCCATGAACGAGGGCGGGGACAAGTACGAGGCGTTTGAATTCCCGGCCATCCTGAACGAGGGCACAGAAAACGAGAAGTCGATCTGGCCAGAGCAGTGGAGCCTTGAGGCGCTTCAGCAGACCCGGGCGTCGATGCACCACATCATGTGGCAGTGGTATGCCCAGTACCAGCAGAACCCCACTGCTGCCGAAGCTGCCATCATCAAGCGCGACTGGATCAAGTGGTGGACCAAAGACAATCCTCCCCCATGCGACTTCATCGTGCAGGCGTTCGATACGGCGCTCACCACCAAGGACCGCTCGGACTTTTCTGTGTGCCATACATGGGGTGTCTGGCATAACGAGGCGGACGGGACCCAGAACGTCATCCTGCTCAACTCGGTCAAGGGCAAGTACGAGTTCCCTGAGCTCAAAGTGATGGCCCACACGCAGTACGAAGAGTGGCAGCCGGACAGCGTGATCGTGGAAGCGAAGGCCTCCGGCCAGCCCCTGATCGACGAGATGCGCCGCTCGAACATCTTCGTGCAGGACTTCAGCCCGGGCAAAGGCCAAGACAAGATCGCCCGCCTGAACGCGGTCGCTGACATGTACGCCTCCGGCCACGTCTGGTTCCCCGAGACATCATGGGCTGCCAAGACGGTGGAGGAGATTTTGGCCTTCCCCGCGGGGGAGCACGACGACGAGGTTGACGCCATGACGCTGGCCCTGCAGCGCGTTCGTAAAGGAGGCCTGTTGCGCCTGAGTACGGACCGCGAGGATAATGAGGCCTTCCACCGGTCTCGCCGGGCTGCGTACTACTGAAAACAAGGACCCCCATGGCTTCCAATAGCATGACCTCTTCCCTCGCCCCAGCGCCTACCGGTCTGGACCTCGAATCATTGGCCGACATCCCGCAGGACGACACCCCTGCAGTGGAGATCATGATCGACAACCCGGACGATGTACAAATCGGTATCGATGGCATGACCATCGACCTGATGCCGGAAGACGTGACAGAGGTTCCGTTTGACGCCAACTTGGCTGAGTACATGGAAGAGAGCGAGCTCCAGTCCCTGTCGTCCGAGTTGATCGAGCTGGTTGAGGCTGACATTACGTCCCGCCGCGACTGGGTCGAGATGTACGTGCGAGGCCTTGAAGTCCTTGGCATGAAGTACGAAGAGCGTACTGAGCCATGGGAAGGCGCATGCGGCGTGTACTCCACAGTGCTGACCGAAGCTGCAATTCGCTTCCAGTCCGAGACGATCATCGAGACGTTCCCGGCCGCCGGCCCTGTCAAGACCGAGATCATCGGCGCGATCGACAAGCTCAAAGAAGAAGCCGCCGAGCGAGTTCGTGACGACATGAACTACAAGCTCACAGAGGAGATGCCCGAGTATCGCCCTGAGCACGAGCGCATGCTGTACAACCTCGGCTTGGCCGGTGCCGCGTTCAAGAAAGTCTACAAGGACCCATCACTGGGCCGCCAGACTGCCATCTTCATTCCGGCAGAAGACATCATCATTCCTTACGGCGCATCAAGTGCCCGTACTGCAGAGCGCGTCACCCACACGATGCGCAAGACCAAGAACGACATTCGCAAACTTCAGGTTGCCGGCTTCTACCGCGACGTGGAGTTGGGCGAGCCAATGACGTTCCACACCGACATCGAGAAGAAAAAAGCCGAAGACCAAGGCTACAGCCTGACCGATGATGACCGCTACCAGATCCTTGAGATCTGCGTGGACTGGGACATGCCCGGCTACGAAGACGAAGATGGCATCGCACGCCCATACGTGGTGACCATTGACCGCTCGACGCAAGAAGTGCTGGCCGTCTACCGCAACTGGGACGAGGGCGACAAGCTCAAGCTGCGCAACCAGCACTTTGTGCAGTACACCTACGTGCCCGGCTTCGGCGTGTATGGCTTGGGTCTGATCCACATCATCGGCGGCTATGCCCGCGCAGGCACATCGCTCATTCGTCAGCTGGTTGACGCCGGCACGCTGAGCAACCTGCCCGGCGGCTTGAAGTCCCGCGGTCTGCGCATCAAAGGCGACGACACCCCGATTGCTCCCGGTGAGTTCCGCGACGTTGACGTTCCAAGCGGCACGGTCAAAGACAACATCATGGCGCTCCCATACAAGGAGCCAAGCCAAGTTCTGATGGCGCTGCTCAACCAGATCACGGACGAGGCACGTCGTCTGGGCTCGATTGCTGACATGAAGGTCAGCGACATGAGCGCGAATGCTCCGGTCGGCACAACGTTGGCCATCCTTGAGCGCCAGCTGAAAACCATGTCGGCCGTTCAGGCCCGGGTGCACTACAGCATGAAAGAGGAGTTCAAGCTCCTCAAGCGCATCATCCGCGACAACACCCCCGGCGAGTACGAGTACGTCCCTCAGGGTGGCAACCCGAAAGCCAAACGCGCCGATTACGACATGGTGGACGTCATCCCCGTGTCCGACCCCAACAGCGCGACCATGGCGCAGCGGATCATGCAGTACCAAGCTGCGATCCAGCTGGCTCAGGGCGCCCCACAGATTTACGACCTGCCCCAGCTGCACCGCCAGATGTTGGAGGTCTTGGGCATCAAGAACGCCGAGAAGCTGGTGCCGATCGAGGACGACATGACGCCCCGCGACCCCGTGTCCGAGAATATGGCCTTGCTCACCGGCAAGCCGACCAAAGCGTTCCTGTACCAAGACCACGACGCTCACATCGCGGTGCACACGGCGATGCTGCAGGACCCCAAGGTCATGGCTCAGATTGGCCAGAACCCACAAGCACAAGCGATGCAGGCAGCCATCATGGCCCACATTGCAGAGCACGTTGCATTCCAGTACCGCGCCCAGTTGGAGCAGCGCCTTGGCGCTACGCTGCCAGAGCCAAACGCAGAGATCCCCAAAGAGCTCGAAGTGCAGTTGTCCCGCGTGGTGGCTCAGGCCGCTGGCCAGCTCCTGCAGATTCACCAAGGCGAGGCCGCTCAGGCACAAGCCCAGCAGCAGGCACAGGACCCGATCATCCAGATGCAGCAGGCCGAGCTCCAGATCAAGAAGCAGGAAGCCGACATCAAGGCCATGAAGGTCAAAGGCGAGCTGCAGCTCAAGGCGGAAGAGCTCTCCCTCAAGGCGCAAGAAAGCGCCGCCAAGGTTGGCGAAGACCCCGCCATGGCCGCTGCCCGACTGCAGCAGGAGATCATGCAAGCGCAAGAGATGCACGCTCTGGAGATGGCCGCTAAACAGGCTGAACTCCAGCAAGCTCAGGCCCAACAGCAGCAGGCCATGATGATGCAGCAGCAACAGCACCAGCAGAAGATGGCCCACGGCGGGCAGGTGCACGGCCAGAAGCTGTCTCAGGCCCACCAGTCACACACCCAGAAACTGTCCCACGCGGAGCAAGCCGCTGCCCGGGCAGCCAAACAACCCAACCCGACTGCGAAACCGTCGGACAGTAAAGGAGAGTAATGGCCAACACTGTGATGGACCTCCTTCAGCGAAAGCTGAAGGAACAAGAAGACAGTCATGTTCAAGCTTTGGCGGGGGGCGCGGTCGTTGACTACGCCGCCTACCGAGAACTGTGCGGAGTGATCCGAGGTCTGCAGACCGCACAGCGTGAAATTGCCGACCTCGTGCGTAAACTGAAAGAAGATGACGATGAATAACTTTGACGTCCAAGCGGTGGACCTGTCGGCCATCCTCAACAAACCCGTTGAGGACAAAGCCAAGCAGATCCCTGATCCTGTTACCTACCATGTTCTGTGCATGCTCCCAGAAGCCAAGGAAGAGTACGAGGGTGGATTGCTGAAGGCCAGCCAAACCATGATGCACGAAGAGCTGCTGTCTCCAGTGCTGTTCGTGGCGAAGATGGGCCCCGATGCCTTTAAAGACGAGAAGCGCTTCCCGAGCGGCCCGAGCTGCAAGGTTGGTGACTTTGTGTTGGTGCGCCCCAACAGCGGCACCCGCATGAAAATCCACGGCACGGAATGGCGCCTCATCAACGATGATTCCATTGAGGCGGTTGTTCAAGACCCCCGTGGCATTCAACGTCCTTGAGGAGTAGACCATGACCATGGAACAAACTGAATTTGAGTTCCCCGACGAAAAAGTCGAGGACAACCCCCGCAAAGGCGGCGCGGTAGTCGAGCCAGAGGCGGTTGAAGAGGACATCGAAGTCGTCGACGACACCCCTGCTGCTGACCGCGGCCGCAAGCCCATGGAGGAGCCTCCCAAAGAGGTGACCGACGAAGAGCTGGCCAAGTACGACGAGTCCGTCCAAAAGCGCATCAAGCACTTCACCAAGGGCTACCACGAAGAGCGCCGAGCCAAAGAGGCCGCCCTGCGCGAGAAAGACGAGGCCCTGCGTTTGGCGCAGTCGATCGTGGAAGAGAACAAGAAGCTCAAGGGCTCCCTGTCTCAAGGTCAGAACGCCCTCATTGAGCAGGCCAAAAAGGTCGTCGCCAACGAGTTGGAAGAGGCCAAACGCAAATACAAGGCTGCCTACGAGTCTGGCGACTCTGATGCGCTGGTGGATGCGCAAGAAGCCCTGACCTCAGTGAAGATGAAAGCTGAGCGTGTAAATAATTTCAAACCGGCCCCTTTACAAGAGGGAAAGTTTGAGGTACAACCTACACAACAGGTTAATCAAGCCCCCGCTGTTGACCCAGTACTCACCGAATGGCAAGAACGCAATTCGTGGTTTGGGCCCAACAAACGGATGACAGCGTACGCGCTGGGAGTCCACGATGACTTGATTGCTGATGGGGTTCCAGCAGGCAGCAAAGAATACTACAAGCGTATTGATGCTGAAATGCGGGAACGCTTCTCGGACGTGTTTGGGTCTGAGAAGACGGAAGATGCGCAAACTCCTCCGGCCAAAAAATCAAACGTTGTCGCACCGGCAACACGTAGTACTGCTCCCCGAAAGGTCGTACTTACCAAAACGCAGGTCGAAATCGCCAAGCGGCTGGGTGTTCCACTGGAACTCTATGCTCGTAAGGTTGCGGAAGAAATGAGGAAATGAAAATGGCTGAACAAATTCGTGACAAGCGTGAACTGACTACGCGCGCATCCACAACTCGTCCAACGAAGTGGCTGCCACCCCAGCTTCTGCCCGATCCAACTCCGGAAGAGGGCTATGCGTTCCGTTGGGTTCGTATCAGCACGATGAACAAAGACGACGCCACCAACATTTCGTCAAAACTCCGCGAAGGCTGGGAACCTGTAAAGGCTTCTGACCACCCTGAGGTTCGTCTCTTCGGTACCGACGACAAGCGGTTCCCTGACTCGATCCAAGTGGGCGGTTTGCTCCTTTGCAAAACCCCGGTGGAGTTCGTTGAGCAGCGTAATGCGTACTACAACCAGCAGGCTGAGTCGCAGATGCAATCAGTGGACAACACCTTCATGCGCGAAAACGATCCTCGGATGCCTATGTTCAAAGAACGCAGCACCAAGGTGACTTTCGGTAAAGGTATTTAAACTTTTTGGAGTAATCAAATGGCTTATCCTACAGTCAGCGCTCCGTACGGCTTGAAGCCCATCAACTCTCTTGATGGCAAGCCTTACGCCGGTGCAATCCGCCAGATCCCTATGGCTTCTGGCTACGCTGCCACCTTCTTTGGTGACGCAGTGAAAATCGTTGACGGCTACCTCGACAAGGACACCGGCACTGATGCCGCTACCCCTTGCGGCGTGTTCGTTGGCGGTCAGTACACCAACTCGTTGGGTCAAACTACTTACGCTCAGTACCTGCCAGCCGGCGCCACCAACCCCGTGGGTTATGTGGTTGACGACCAGCAAGCTCTGTTCAAAGTGGCTGTCGTGTCCGGTACTACCGTGATTGCTGGCGTGAGCCGCAGCGTGGTTGGCTCCAACATGGCTCTGGTGCAAAACGCAGGCAACACCACCACTGGTGATTCCGGCGTGGCCGTGCTGTCTTCCAGCTCTGGCACCACCAACACTTTGCCAATCCGCGTGATCGACGTGGTGCCCGACACCGCTACCGGTTCGGATTCGTATGTGGAACTGTTGGTGAAAATCAACACCCACCAGTACAACAACACCACCGGTGTCTAAGGAGTAAATCATGGCAATTTCACGCGCACAGCTGCTCAAGGAACTGTTGCCCGGCCTGAACGCTTTGTTCGGTCTGGAGTATGCAAAGTACGGCGAAGAGCACAAAGAGATCTACGAAACAGAAACTTCTGAGCGTAGCTTCGAAGAAGAAACGAAACTGTCTGGTTTCTCTGCAGCCCCTGTCAAGAACGAAGGCTCTGCCATCGCTTATGACAACGCTCAGGAAGCTTGGACTGCTCGTTACACCCACGAAACCATCGCCATGGGCTTCTCGATCACCGAAGAAGCAGTGGAAGACAACCTGTACGACAGCTTGTCCAGCCGCTACACCAAGGCTCTGGCCCGTGGTATGGCTTACACCAAGCAGGTCAAAGCTGCTGCAGTTCTGAACAACGGCTTCGCCGGCGGCCCCACCTACGGTGACGGTCAAGTTCTGTTCTCGACAGCTCACCCCCTGATCTCTGGTGGCACCAACAGCAACCGTCCCGCTACCGCTGCCGACCTGAACGAAACATCGTTGGAAAACGCTGTGATTCAGATCGCTGGTTGGACAGACGAACGCGGCCTGCTGATCGCTGCCAAGCCCAAGAAGCTGATCGTGCCTCCAGCATTGATGTTCGTGGCTACCCGCCTGCTCGAAACCGAGCTGCGCGTTGGTACAACCGACAACGACATCAACGCCATCAAGAACAACGGTTCTATCCCCGGCGGTTACGCTGTGAACCACTTCTTGACAGACACCAACGCTTGGTTCTTGATGACTGACGTGCCCAACGGTCTGAAGCACTTCGTTCGTACCCCACTGCAAAACAGCATGGACGGCGACTTCGACACCGGCAACGTGCGTTACAAGGCCCGCGAGCGTTACAGCTTCGGCGTGTCCGATCCTCTGGGCGCTTACGGTTCTCCCGGCGCTTAATATCCCTCTGTGGATATTTGGAAGGGGCCCTTGTGGCCCCTTTTCTTTTGGGGTATATTGTGACCACTCCCGGATTTTCCGGTGTATCTGACGGTTCCGGGCCGACATCATGCAGACAGATACGCCTTAACCGCATGAGGAAAAATCATGGCACGCTCTACTTTCCAAGGTCCAGTTCGTTCGTTGGCTGGTTTCTACGCCCAAGGCCCCGCCACTGTGGCTAATCTGGCAAACGGCACCAACACCGTGACGCTGAATGTCGCTGACTACGCCGGCAAAGTCATCCGCACAAACGATGCCACTTTGGTCATCACATTGCCAGCAATCAACGCTTCGGCCAACCCTGTGACTTCCGGCCCCGGCCAAGACCCCGACACCCTGAACAACGTCGGCACCACCTACACGTTCTACGTGGAAACCACTGCTTCGGCTTGGGCCTTGAAGACCGATGGCACCGACAAGTTTGTTGGCTCCATCCTGATGGTGGACACCGACAGCTCTGGCGCAACCACTGGCTACGCCCCCGCTTCGTCCAACGACGTGATCAACCTGAACGGCACCACCACTGGCGGTATCGCGGGCTCCGTCATCACTGTCACTGTGGTCGCCGCAAACAAGTATCTGGTTCAGGGCACTCTGCTCGGTTCCGGCTCTGTCGCCACCCCATTCGCTGACGCTTAATTGATCTCAGGGGCTTCGGCCCCTGCTTTACAGGAGATTGATTATGGGAATGCAGACTGACGTTCTGTTGACGCAGCCTCTGGGCTCGTCAAACACGTTCAAAACGCAAAGCGGCGCAGTGCTTGGCCCTTGCCGAATCAAAGCCATTTATGGGACTTCTGCCGCACTGGCGGGTACATTGGTTTTGTATGACGGTAGCAATACCTCTGGGAAGGCCATTGGCACCATCAGTACACCAACCGCAGCAAACCAAGGTACGTATTACATCTTGCTCCCCGGCGAGGGCATTGTGGTCCGGACTGGTGTTTATGCTGCAATCACCAACGTCGACTCCGCGATGTTGGTTTACGGTTGAGGTAAAGAATGAAAGACCCGTTTGCCAACCTCGACGAGTCCGTCAAGCACATCGTTGACGGGCTTTCTGTTGTAACTGTTTTGGGGACTCTGGTGAATATGCTTCCGTCGATCGCAGCAGGTTTTACGATCGTGTGGACCGGCATCCGCATCTGGGAAACCGATACAGTCCAGCGGCTTTTTGGCCGCAAAAGGGCCAGCGATGCCGAGCAAGAGTAAGGCGCAGCACAACTTCATGCAGGCCGTGGCCCACAGCCCGGCTTTTGCAAAGAAGGCAGGCGTCCCACAGTCCGTGGGCAAAGATTTTTCCGCGGCCGACAAAGGCCGCAAATTTTCAAAAGGTGGCGATATGAAACACGAAGACGTGAAGATGGACAAGGCCATGATGCAAAAGGCCGTGAACAAGCACGAAGGCCGTTTGCACAAAGGCGAACCCATGACCAAACTGGCCAAAGGCGGCACATTCCGCGCTTCAGCCAACGGCATTGCCCAACGCGGCAAGACTAAGGGCACGCAGATCAAAATGTGCGGCGGCGGGAAGATGTAATGCGGGCCAGTCGCGGCATGGGCGCCATTGCCCCAAACAAAATGCCCGGCGCCAAGCGTAAAGCTCGCCGGGACAACACCGACTTCATGGAAGATGGTGAGATGCGCTCACGCCGCGACGACACCGATTTCACGGAGTACGCCAAGGGCGGCGGGGTAAAATCGCCAGCGTGGCAGCGCAAAGAAGGCAAGAACCCCAATGGCGGCCTGAACGCCAAAGGGCGCGCCTCTGCCAAGGCTCAGGGCATGAACCTGAAGCCCCCACAACCGGAAGGCGGCTCCCGTAAAGATTCATTCTGCGCAAGGATGACCGGCATGAAGGAAAAGCTGACTGGCGAAAAAGCCAAGAAAGACCCTGATTCTCGGATCAACAAAAGCCTTCGGGCATGGAAGTGCTAAATGACGACCTCCGGCACCACAACATTCAACATGGACCTCACCGAACTGGTGGAGGAGGCCTTTGAGCGCTGCGGTGCTGAGCTGCGTACCGGCTATGACCTGCGTACCGCTCGACGCTCTTTGAACCTGGTGTTTGCCGATTGGGCCAACCGTGGCATCAACATGTGGACGTTTGAGCAGGGCACCATCAATTTGGTGGCTGGGCAGGCAACATACG